TTACAGGTTTAACTCTTAATGATGGAAGCATCGTTGTAGAGGGTGCAACCGCAGATGCCTTTGAAACAACCCTAAGCTTTACAGACCCAACAGCTGATAGAACAGTAACAGTTCAAGATGCTACTGGAACTGTTGCATTGGTAGAACATGCTTTAGGTGCTCTGGGAATGCCAACTGCAGCCATAGATGTGGCGCCACGTTGGGATAATCAGACTGCAACTTTAGTTAGCGGAACTGCATACTTTACGTTTTTTACGCCTCTTCGTACTTTGAACCTAGATGAAATATCAGTATCTTCTGCTGGTACAGCTTCTTCGGGAGCAACACTTGTCAGGTTTGGTCTATACACATATGATGAAACCACAGCAACTCTCGTAGCAGCTACAGCAAGTGATACTACAATTTTTAACACTAGAAACACACTGTACACAAGAGCCTTCTCAACAGGAGGTTCCCTACCTGCTAACTACACTCTACAAGCTGGCGTTCGTTATGGCTTAGCAGTTCTATGGATAGGAACCACCCCAGGAAATGCCTATGTAGCCTACGGATTTGCTCCAGGCTCTGTGGCAAGCTTGAGTCCAAAATTAAATGGTGCTGTTACTTCACAAACAGATTTGCCAACAACGGCTACACCAGTTACAACTTACAATACAGGTCTGTGGGGTAGATTATCATGACAGTAAATAAAGAAGATTTAGGCGTAGACCCTTTAACAAATATCCGTACTTTTAGAGTTACGGATGCGGCAACTGGGGAGGTTATCGGCTACGATTATGTAGCCCTTGACGCCGAGTAGTTAGGTACCAAATGAAGGTAGCCGTCTATACCATCGCTTTAAATGAAGAACACTTTGTTCAATCTTGGTTTGATTCCGCAAAAGAAGCAGACTACTTATTAATTGCTGACACGGGTTCTACAGATAAAACAGTAGAGAAAGCCAAATCACTTGGGATTGTGTGCCACACAATTAGCGTGAAACCTTGGAGATTTGATGACGCAAGAAATGTTTCTCTTGCTTTAATACCAGACGATATAGATTACTGCGTTGCTTTAGACATGGATGAAGTTCTCCAGCCAGGTTGGAGAGAAGAGTTAGAATCGGCCCACACCCAAAAATGGACCCGACCTAGATACCAATACACATGGAGCTGGAATCCTGATGGAAGTCCAGGCCTTGTGTATGGTGGTGACAAGATACACGCTCGTCACGGTTACAGGTGGAAGCACCCAGTACATGAGGTAATAACTCCAGACAGAATTGAGGAGACTCAAGGCTGGGTTAAATTAGAAATACATCATCACCCTGACCCTAATAAATCAAGAGGCCAATACTTTCCTTTGCTTGAACTTTCTGTAAACGAAGCGCCAGAAGATGACCGCAACGCTTTCTACTACGCAAGAGAATTATATTTTCACGGTTTATACGAGAAAGCATTAATAGAGTTTAAACGTCACCTTGAGCTTAAGACGGCCAGGTGGGCTCCAGAGCGAGCTGCGTCTTGGAGATATATGGCAAAGTGCGACCCAGAAAATGCAATAATGTATTTAAATGAAGCGGCTAAAGAAGCTCCTGAATTTAGAGAACCCTGGGTAGATTTAGCAAACGCCTACTATCAACTAAATGATTGGGAAGCTTGTTACAACAACGCTAAGACAGCTTTGGCTATTGTTGAAAAACCTTTGGCATATCTAAACGATGCTGATTCTTGGGGCTCACTTCCCCATGACCTTATGGCGTTATCTGCGTACAAATTGGGTAAAATAGAGGAAGCTATTATTCAAGGAACCAAAGCTGTGGAATTAAATCCCTCAGACCCACGACTTAAAATTAACTTGCACTTTTATCAAGGAGAGTAATGAGAGCCTATACCCCAGGCGGTAGATTTGATTCAGATTTTGAATTAGATTCTATAGGTGATGGTATTACTGCTGACTTAACAAACCCAGCTGGAACTACAGCACAGTGGTGGGTGTTTAACTCTGCAGCAAGTACCAAAGACCCAATCTATGATGTTGAACCTCTAGGTGGCGGTCGTGTTTGGGTTGGGCCGCATTTACTATCAGTCTCTAGAGCCTCTATTACTCAAGGCACTGGAGCGCAAAATGAGCGTGGTTTCTACAACGCCGATACTTTGCACATGACTTTAAACATTGATGACCTAAGAAGTGCAAGTCCAGACCTGTTTAATCAAAGAGGTAACATTAAAAACTCAGTCGACTTGACTACTAAGTACAGAATTGTATGGAAAGGTCAAGTCTATAGACCTATTAAAGCTCAGCAAGTTGGTGTTGTGTCAGAGCGCCATACGCTAGTTCTTATGGACCTAATTCAAGTTATGCCAGACGAGCTGGTTAATGATAGTCAATTCTTGGCGTACGCCCAAGCATAAGGAGGAAACATGGCAAAACGTATTGGACAATCAGCAGGTAAGAACCCTGAAAAGTCAGTGAGCATCGCTTTGACTGGTAGCAAGTACAAGTCAGGTGGAGCCATGGCTCGAAAGAAAAAAGGCGGAATTGTTCGTAAGCCAAAAGCTACTATCAGATACAAACGAGGCGCAAAATGAAAAAGAAAGAAAAGCCTGTCACCCTTAAAGTTGGCGGAACTGGCCATAAAGTCTCTAAGAAAAAAGACCAAGTCATTGTTGACCACTTAGGCCAAAAAACAGGCAAGTACGATAAGATTAATCTAACTAAAGTTGGTGGGTCAAAAACTGTCAAGCAAGGTGTAAAGGCAGTTAAAGATTGGCACAGTAAGCCAAGCAACTCCCACAAGAAGGGTAAATAATGGCAAGCGGCTCTAACCCATGTTGGGACGGCTACGTTCAAGTAGGGTTCAAGAACAAAGATGGTAAAAAAGTGCCAAACTGTGTTCCTGAAGGTAAGGGTAAATCCAAAGTAACTAAACCTAAGAAAGGCAAAAAATAATGTGCGCTATGTGCGGATGCGGTAAGAAAAAAGGTCAACCAGGCTTTGGTAAAGGCCCTAAGAAAAAAGCTGCTAAGAAAGCTGCTCCAAAAGGTATGTCTCCAAAGCAAAAGAAACTTGATGCAGACAAAGACGGCAAATTAGAAGGTTCTGATTTTGCTGCTCTACGAAAGAAGAAGAAGTAGTGTGCGCTACATGTGGCTGCGGTAAGCCAAAAGACAAGCACGGCATGAAAACTGTAAAAGCAGCAAATAAAAAGTTTGCTAAAAAGGCAGCTCCCGCAAAGGGCAAGAAGTCTTCTATGGTAAGAAAGAAAGGCATGTAATGCCAGAATGCAAATGCGGCAACTGTGGTTGCGGAAAGAAGGACCCTAATGGCTAAACCATTTGAAAAGGGAAAGTACACAGAAGATAAAGATAAAAAGAAAGACGCCAAGATGCTCAAAAAGGCTGGTTTTGATAAAGACGAAAAGGCCAAGTTTGAGAAGGCTGATAAGGCTCACGGCAAGAAGAAGAAGCCAAAGACCATGGCTGAAGATAAGAAGATTGACGCAAAGATTATTAAGAAAGTAAAGAAGTCCGATAAGGACGACAAAAAGAAGTAGAAGCTTGGGCCCCCAAAAGGGGGCCTTTTGCTTTATTATTGAACTGATTCCATGCGGGAATCAAAGCTGTACCCCTTGCGTTCGACCCTGATACTCCATTGGAGATTGCTATGTCCTATTTGTACAGAGACGAGTATAAAAAAGTCTCTGAACCTACTGAAGCAGATTTTGCTCGTGGTTTTGAAGACGCAACCAATGACAGTAAGAGTATTCAACCATTTTTGGTAGGGTTAGCCATAGGAGTGTTATTACGTAAAAAGGTACGGCGTAAGTGAACACTAAAGAACTTCTTCCTTCCATTGTTAAAGCCTCTAAGACTTTAGATAAGCCCCTAACCCAAGCTCTGCGCAAAGACGCAATTTCTGCTGGGTGGCCTGTTGCTTTGACTAAAAGACTTCGTGTAGTAATGACCGATTCGTCTATGGACATTGAATACCCTGAAGACATTGCTACAAGAATTGAAGACCTAGAGTATGGCGATGGCGATGCTCCTCCTATGCCAGTTTTTAGAAAATTTGCAAAAGCTCACAAACTTAAACTAGAAGACGCTTTAGTAGATGTAACTACTGAGTACTTGTTTGATTCGGAGATACTTCCATGAGTTTTATACTTTCTGAAGACCAGGCCCTAAAGACCCTTATGCAGGGAATAGTTGTAACCGATGAAAAAAACAACGCCCGTTCAGTTCAAGCGTGGTTTGCTAACCCTGATGTAGAGCTAAGAAACCAGTCCTACCCATATGTAACTATTGAGTTAATTGGTGTAGAGTGGGCGTCCTACAGACAGCATTCTGGTTTTATGGTTGATAACGATAGGCAGGGAACTGTTGCCCCAGCTAATGGAGAAGTCTTTGACTATGAAGTTCCCGCAGCTTGGGATTTAATGTATCAAATAACAAGTTACGCACGTCATCCACGCCATGACAGAGCTATCATCGCTCACCTACTTAATAATGATTTTGTTGCTAACAGAGGATTTTTACCTGTGCCAAACGACTTAGGAACACAGACTTCCTACAGGCACATCACCCTACAGAATTTCGCTAAACGAGACACAACTGAAGACGGACGTAGGTTATTCCGAAACGTGTTCACTGTTCTAGTAACAAGCGAAAGTACCCCAACTAGCGGAGATTCCGTTGCTTGGGTAGAGGAAGTACTGATAAACGAAAACCCATCGAGCATCCCATCTGGTCTAACAGAAGTTTAATATACGTAACCCAATGAAAATAAACTAAGGAGAACAACTAATGTCTTATCTAAGACCTGGTGTGTATATTGAGGAAACCCTCAATCCAATACCACCATTAGCGGGACCAGACTCAACTTCGGTTGCTGCATTTATTGGTGCTGCAGACCGGGGTCCTCTAGACCCAACTTTGGTTACTTCGTGGACTCAGTACACTAGCCTGTACGGTTCATGGGGTACTTTAAACACATTAACAACTGCTGTCTACCTATTTTTTGCAAATGGTGGAAATCAAGCATACGTTAAAAGAGTAACAGCTGGTGCTGCCGCTGCAGCAACCAGAGTATTTGATGACCGCTCTGCAACAACAGACCCAACGTTAAACGTATTTGCTAAAAACCCTGGTACTTGGGGTAATAGCGTATACATAACAATTACTGATTCAGCTTTAGCAAATCACTTTGATTTAGTAGTTTATAACGGTGGAACAACTTCAGCTTTTATTGTTGAACGTTACACAGACTTAAACATGACAGTAGGAAATGCGCGTTATGCACCTACTGCAATTAATGCCGTTTCAAACGTCATTACAACTACTGATGCAAACTCTGCTGCTACTGGCTCTTTACGAAATCCAGGAAATGTTTCTCTACAGCCTTTGGCTTCAGGAGCTACTGGTAGCGCCGTAACAGAATCTGATATTGCAAACGCAATGTCTAGCTTTGATACTGTAACCTCTGCTCTAGTGCTTAACGCACCTGGTGTTGTTGGAACATCTCCTATGAACACAATCCTTTCTTATGCTGAATCAAGAGATGACGTATTTGTTGTTATTGATGCCATGAATGACACAGTAGCAAATCAAATGACACGTGCCGCAACTTATACAAGCACCTCTTTGGGGGCTGTGTATTACCCTAACTTAACCATTCCAAGCAACACTTCTTCAAGCCCAGACGCAGTTGAAACAGCTTTCTGTGGTGGAGCAATTGTTGGACAGTTCATCTCAACAGATGTTTCTCGTGGAGTGTTTAAAGCCCCAGCTGGTGTAAACAACAGAATTGCTGGAGCAGTAGCCGTTCAGAAATTAACTAATGCTAATTTAGACACAATGAACAGCGCTTCTGCACCTGTAAACGCTATTCGTTTTATCCCAGGTTCTGGAATCGTAGTAATGGGTTCCCGCACACTAAAGGCAGGATATGCAGACCGTTATGTTCCAGTTCGCCGTTCTTTGATTTATCTACGCAAAGCGCTTACTGACCTAACAGACTTTGCAGTATTCGAGCCTAACGATGCAGTATTATGGCGTCGTATTAAAGCTTCTTTAGAAGGATTCCTTACTGACTATTGGTCACAAGGTGGACTCCGTGGAGCTACCCCTGCAGATGCATTTTTTGTTAAGTGTGATTCCTCAACGAATCCCCTTATCAAAATTGATAATGGAGAAGTAAATATGGAAATTGGAGTGGCCCTTCAACGCCCAGCTGAATTCGTTATTATCAAAATCGGTCAATATGATGGCGGCACAACCGTCACCGTGGCGTAAAGGAGAATAAAACATGGCCACTAGCAATATCTCGCGCTTCTCTAAAATCGCAACAGACCCACTTCGCAGTTTTAGATTTTATGCGCAATTTACACCTACAGAACAAAAAGGGTACGCAACAAAAGACTTCACTACATTTAGTGGAGGATTTACAAACATATCTGGGTTATCTATTAACACAGGTAGCATCGGATACCGTGAAGGTGGTTACAACACTACGTTGCACCAAGTTCCTGGTATGACAACATTTTCACCAATAACCTTCCAAAGAGGAACATTGTTTGGAAATGACCAAGGCATTAACTGGATGCGTGGCATGTTTGCCGCAGCAGCTGGAGACGGCATTGGCGTAGCGGCGGGCACAAGCTCATTCCGTTGCGATGTTAACATTTGGGTTATGGACCACCCAGTAGCAGACACTGGAGAAAACGCATTTAAAATGCGCTTTAAAGTTCACAATGCGTGGATTTCTAGCTTAAGTTACTCAGATTTAAACGCAACAGATAACCAAATCTTGTTTGAAACAATGCAATTAGTACACGAAGGTCTTTCAGTCTCCTTTACAGGAGCAACTGGAGATGTTCGTGCTGGAGACGCAAAAGGTTAAACAAACTAACTAAGGAGAACAAATCGTGGCAGAACAATTAATAACAGACCAGTCATTACTCGACAAACTGACAGAGAGTATTGAAGAGCCTAAAGTTGCAGTAAAAACTGTAGCGCCTTCAAATTCAGAGGTGGCTCTTCCCGGAGGATTTATCACTCGGGAAGGGTCCCTAGTCAAATACGCAGAAGTGCGTGAGTTGACTGGAGTAGATGAAGAAGCTATATCTAAAGCAGGGTCTATTGGAAGAGCATTGAACGTAATGCTACAAAGAGGACTTGTCAGTTTAGGTATGGATAAGACCAACAAAGAGGACTTAGACAGCCTGCTATCAGGTGACCGAGATGCAATCCTTGTTGGAATTAGATGCGTAACGTTTGGGTCGAGTGTTGATTACAACATTACCTGCCCATTCTGTAAGACCGCTCTAGACGTAACCGTAGACATAAAAGACGGCATACCAACTCGGGTATTAACAAACCCGTTGGAAGATAGGACATTTACCTATCAGTCAAAACTAGGAGAAGTTGTTGTTAATTTGCCAAATGGGTCAGTTCAAAGAAAGCTCATGGAAAACACAGACAAAACTGTGGCGGAGTTAAACACAATGCTTCTTGCTGGATGTGTTTCTACTATTAACGAAGCGCCTTCTTTAGGAGCCTCATCTGTATTAAAATTAGGAATGGCTGACAGAAGTAAATTAATTGAAGAGATTCTAGCTCGTAATCCAGGACCCCGCCTCGGGGAGGTGAGTACGGCCTGTGAGGCATGTGGTGAGGATATTCCGATGCCACTGAGCCTGGCCGACTTATTTCGCCTATAGAGACGCGGATTACGAAAACTTATTAGACCAGTACGAATTTTTAACACGTTCATTTCCAGGATGGACGTTAGCAGACATTCGTTCTCTATCCGTTAGAGAACGACTTAATTGGATTTCAAGAGCTAAACGTA